ACATTCAGAATACCTGTCTCACCGGGCACAGACATGGGGATCACGCCGTCATCGACAGTGCGAAACACATTGGGGTCTGCACCCAGGGAGAACGTGAAGTCTGGCTCACCCGACATATGCGACGGGTTGTTGGTGAAGCGCATAACCATCTGCTTCAGTGCCGGCGCCGGAAAGCGGGCGTACCCCAACGCCGCAGCCACCATACCGCTCCCCTTCAACAGCATAGAGGCCGGTGTGGAAAACGAAAACGGGAGCTTTGACGCGATGTACGACGCATAATCGAGGGCAGCAGAAAGCGTCCGAGGGGACGCTTCATCCCTGCCCGCAGCCGGAACGAGGCGAAACGTCTCCACCTCGGTGTACCACGCGAAAATCTGCATGTCGAAGTGCCGAACAGTCGAGCCGTCAGCCATGGCTAGGGGGTTCAAAGCCACACCCTGGATCCTCCAATCGTTCTCCGGAGTGCCCAGTTGGGGGTTAAACGTCTGGAGAAAAGTAGTGGGAAGAGGAAAAGGGAGGTCCAAATCGTGGGTTACAGCCGTAGAGTAGTCAATCTCAATACGGGGTAACGAAGTCAGCGCGGGGAAATCATCCACTCCTGCGTTGCCAGGGAAGGGCTCATACTGACCACACGTTTGATTGGAGTGGACAGAGAAGTCCGGGTGAGCAGCCCACACGTACTTGCCAAAAGACTGCGTGCTACCAGTATAGGTCACACGCAGATGCAAGTTCCCACGAAAAAGGCCCCAATACTTCAACACATCATTCACAGCTGGAATTGAATACCAGGTACGAAAGGCGTCGATAATAAAGAGACCATTACTCGAAGGGACGGTCGCGATAAGGCGAGGACGGGCCCAAAATTGGGCCAGATCCTGCTCTTGATCTCGATCGACGAGTGAGCGCATCCCGTCGCTGTACGACGTGGCTTCCTTCTCGATGTAGTTGATAGACGCCACGGGGACGTCAGATACTTGTTCAGTAATATTTTGTTCATAATTAAGGTCAGCGGGCTTCTTGGTAATGTTGCAGAATGTGCCCATAAATGCAACATTGGGGCTATCACGGGGCCCCGAGGCTGGTTCTAAGTCCTCCCACCTGCGGCACGTGATCTGCCGTTCCGTAAAGGAGAGACTTTCTGATCGCTCGCTGTGGCGCAAGCTCTCAGGAACGATAGGACCTTCTAAGACGACCTCCCACGCCCTAAAATCACGGTTGTCGAACTGAATCTTCAACTCCATGAAAGTAGGGAGCGGGGCGTCGAGGTAGACGGCCCGGATGACACGAGTTACTTCAGCGAAGAACTCGGGACCGTGCAGGAATGCTTCTCGCACGGCGCTCTGCGCTGTCGCCACGCATCGCTCATCCATTTGGTCGGGTTTGGTGCCACAGCAGTACGCCAAGGACTTCCAGATCGAATCCGGAGCCAAGGGTCCTACCACGAGACCATCCCCGAGCGTCTTAAAACCGCGCTTGAGAAAGGTTAGTTCAGAAAGAGGAGTGTAGGCCACTAAGGCGGCCTTCGAATCATCCGTCATCACATACCCCAACTCCGCGGCATGCGTCGTCATCACGGTAATGTCGTAGCTGCAGTCAGCCGCGATACCACCGAGATTGTCATCACCTAGACAGTACAGCACACACACATCCGGGGAAAAGCCGGAGCGAATGAGCGAATAGTACACAATCATTTTGGTGATGATACAGTTCCGAATTGTGGTGTCAGAACTGCCTGAAGGGCCCGTCC